CCTTCGTATGTTCTTGTTTTCATATTTGTCATTTTATCATTTACAACTTTCACTTCTTCGCTCCACAAACGTCTCTTATATATCGGAGTGATGCCGATCAGAATACCACTATCTTCACCCCAATACTGAAGTGTTTTGGACTCAATTTTATGATGCAATTCCTGTATCCCTCCTTTGTTTCTGTCATAAGGATAAAAATCAGATAATTTTACCATTTTCATTTTTCTGGATTTTCAGTAGTTCCTAAAAGACATTCATTACCCTCAAAATGAATACAATAATCCCATAATGTTCCATTGGAACATTCGTACTTATAAGGCAATCCATTATAATCGTCCACAATTTCCCTTGCAAACAAACTGATATTCCATTTTTTATTTCCTTCTTTTCTTACCAGCACTTTGTCAAACGGCTTAAAATCATATTTCAGCTTTTCTTCAATCCCAAAGAAGCGTTTCAGATACTCTTTAGCTTCAGGTTCTTTGCTTGCCTTTAATGCGTCAACCAACTTTTGTCTTTCGGATTCAGTGGCAAATCTGTATTTTTCTATCTTATTTTCCCAAGCAGATAAACCATCTTCTATTTTAAGAATACCTTTTTGATTTAAAGAGGCATAAAAAGACGTTAAATATTTCCCATGTGTATTTAAAATAAAGATATAGCTACCATCTTTATTACTTAACACCTCTCCATCTTTAAACGTAGTATATTCTGGAACTTCAAGAAGGAGTCGATTTGCGCTACTAAGTGCTTTTCCTGTAGCAGAAAACCAGTCTGCCGATACAGAAATCGAATGAATTACAACCAATAACGGACAATTTGACGAATTGTCTTCATATACGATTTCTGCTCTATTTTGTCCTTTCTCTGTCACAATACGACCTGCTATTTCCCCTATGTTTATTTTTTTCGCCGTTTCTAAATCAAACGGAATTGTTGCTGTTCTCTGTTCCATGATCTTATTTGCTTTTATTAGTTCCTAAAAGATGCTCATTTCCTTGGTATGGGATACACTCTTTGTATCTCAAACCTCCCAAGCATTCATATTTATATTCTTCTTCTCTTACTCTGGCAAATAAGTGTAGATTCCAATTTCCCAAATTGCTCGCTCTCACCAAGACTTGATCGAATGGCTTAAAATCGTATTTCTTTTGTCCGTCAAGTAAATATTCGTACTTACTTAGATATTGTTTTATTATTCCTGCTTTTTTAAGGTTTTCTGTATTAGCAATTCTTTCAGCAAAAGATTTTTTCTCTTCCTCTGTGGCTAATCTAACATACTTGGATTTATCCTCACTACACACACTTGTCCATATTGGAACTTCTTCAGATATAATCTCGCCATATGCCGATATACCATATATGCATCCCATATCTCCTTCTCTATTAATAATACCATTATATATAAATGGGTTCCCAAGCGTGCTTATTAATATATCTCCTTTCTTGAAATACGCTCCAGCCTCTACTTCCAATTCCAGATCGTTGTTGAAAAAAGTACGACCTTCTGTATCGGCATATATAGCACTTATCCCAGATTCATCTTTTTTTTACAAAAAGTAAATTATAAGGACCTGCACAGTTTTTCGACTCATATACAAATTCTATTTCAATATTACCAATTAATACTGAACCTTCTATTTCTCCGCTTTTAATTTTTCTCGCCGTATTTAAATCAAACGGAACAATAATTGAATTTTCCATATTTTTCTTATTTTTTAGTTGTTATGAAATAAGATGAGTTACTTAAACCCATCCCAGTTGTTTTGCTATTCTCTCCATTTCGTCATATGCTATCCTATGACATCCAGCGGTTAGCAAATCGTTTTCGTACCGATTTAGACTCCACTGGTGACCGGTGACGTCCTCCACCAGACCGTGCCGAAACTCGGCGCCCCGGTGCATTGCCGACACAGCCCGCCACAGTTTTCTGGCTTCTGCTACTCCAATCTTTATCTGTTTACTTGTCTCAATAATATTTCCTTTTATACGGATCCAGGCGTTAGGTTTTTCACCAGGAATATAGAAAGGTGTATTCAAGAAATTTATTTCTCCTGACTTCCACTCTTCCAGTTTTTCATCAAAATCCTTGTAACGGGCTTCTTCTTCCTTTCTTAATCTCTCTAATTTTATTCTTTCTCTTTCTTCCTCACCCTTTCTCCATCTTTCAGATCTTTCTGAATACTTAATCCATGTACCTTCCCCGCAAACTTCATCTACAATCACATTAACGGTTCCAAGGACTTCCAGTGCTTGATGATTCAACAATATCTGGAAAATGTGTTTCAATTCACGGACATACTCACGTTTAATCTTATCTGATTTCCGTGATAATTCATGGTTAGTTCCAAGCCATTCGTTTGCGCTCTTTTTAAGAAGACGCCGGGGAGTCCCCATATCGAAGAACTCAATATAATCCATCAGATTTTTAAACGTTTCCCAAATATCTCGATAGGACAATTCGGTTCTTGCTTTTTTGTATTTTTCAATAGCATCTTTAATGGATTCCAACATATTGGTAACAAAGAGCATGTTACCGATACAATATGACATATTACATTCAACATAGAACACCTTTGAACCAGTTGGTATTGCTTCACGAACATAATATTGATGCTTGCTTGTAGTAGAAGAATAGTATGTATCATTAATCAAATACGCCTTTTCTCCACGCTTGTTTCGCACGATTCTTCCGACCTCAAAATGTCTTCCATAGGAATAAATACTTTCACCTTCAAAATAGAAGTTACTACCATGCGCTGATTCTTGCTTTTCGTTTGCCCATAAGTGAGCGACCATTGAATTGTTCATATAAGTATGTTTTTAATTGTTTAACTTGCTTCTATTATATGATTCTCTTTGTTCATATTTTTCAATGCGTTCGGTTATCATATCGCAGAAGACTTGCCCCTCTTTTTCGGAACCTCTGAAGTAACCAACCATCTTCAGAATATTTCCGTCAAATTCATGGACAAACTTGTTATAATAATGTTCACCCATAACTTTCCCGTATTTTCCCATAAACAAATCCTTGTCTAACGACTCATCCTTGAAACAACGGTTGTAATCCCATCTTACAATACGAAACAATGTTTCAAAATCCAATCTTTCCATATCCTGTATTTTATTTAAGTTCAAACTTGATGCCTTCCGGCAACTGAGAGCGATCTACGTTATTCACAAAATCAACAAACTCTTCCTGTGTGATTTTTCTTCCATAATCGTTCCAGTTGAAAGATAAAGTGTTCGTATGAGGATAATATATGATGTTATCGGTAGACAACCCATAATCAAACACACAGAGCATTGTCTTCTTTTCTGCTTCTGCTTGTCTGATTTTCTTATCGTATCGCTCACAAATTTCAGCACGCTTTGCCGCCATCTTTGCTTTATGAGCTTCCACTTTGCGTTTCTCTATATTTTCTGAGAAATAATACCCGGCTTTAATGCACTCTTCAATAAGAGATCGTTCCTCGTCTGTTAGTGTTAAAACAAATCTTTCTTCTTCTGGCTTATATGGATTAACCCACTTTTTCCCACACAATTTTTCAAGTTCCGCAATAAGCGATTCTGATTCTCTTTTCCATCTATCCACAATCCCAAGATTGAAAAGCATATACTTGAAATACATCTTATCCTCAGAGGCTTTATATAATTCTGCACATTCTTGTTCTGATATACGCAAATACGACATTGCTACAGATATACCGCTTCTTCTAACGTGATATATGCCATTTTCCACCGGATACATAGGAGCACCATAATGGTTACAAAGATGCAACGATATGAATTTCGCCAATTCCGGAAAATGTTTTGCAACTTCATTGTGACAGCAGCCTCCCATATACTCCCCATACGTTCCATATTTATTTTTCTGTCTAATATCGGCTGTTACGCTCCAGTCACACATATTGTTATGACAATCATCATTTAAAGATACCGTGACTGTTATTCTGTATTCTTCTTCGTTTTCTGTAAAGAATTTTGTACTTAAATAAGTTAGTTTGTTTGTAGTTTCCATATTGTTTCAATTTAATCATTACACTTATGAAAAATAAAATCTGCACACTCTCCGGGAAGTGTTCCTGCGTCATTACAACGGTAAAACCCTTGTGTTCCCCAGTCTACATCTACCGGATAACCTTCTGCTGCTTCCAAGAAGCGTTTTATTTTCTCGCATTCTTCATCCGTTAATCCAGTGTAATCATCGTTGATTAACGGGCAAGCCCAATAAGAAGGTAGTCTGTATCTTATTATTTCTATCATGGCTTTATTAGTTTACAATTTGCATCTTCAAATACCGGAATCATCCCTTGTTCTCTAAAATAAGCGGTAGCCACCTTGAAAGCATACAAAGGATTCACTTTCTTAATTTCTCGCTGTGATTTATAAAAAGATACCGGTTGACATACATAGAAGTTTTCATTGCCAAGACTCCCAAAAAGCCAATCCATACTACCTTCATCACAATTAGTGCCACCCAGTATTATTAAATCACATCCGGTCTTCCGGGTTCCAAGAATAAATATCTTATTCCTGTTTTCCGGTTGCATAAATATTTCCTTGTCGATTCTAAACCAGTCGCTCTGGCAGCTCTCCACATCCCGGCGAACGATTTCGTCAATTTCATGGGCATATTCTTCTTGTGTTTTCATAAGATATGTTATTAAAAATGATAACTACATATGTTTCTTAAAAGAAATTCCAACAACCTGTTACGATAAATTCTCCCATCCCGTATTCAGCAAGTTGCTTAAACGATTCTATCCCATTGCAATAATAAAAAACATCATCATTGTCATCATCGTTAATGCCCAATGATAGTTTTATTGTCTTTCTTTGTTCATCTCCTGTCTTTTTCCATACAATCTGACATTCTACGTATTCAGGCTCCTTACCTGTTTTTTCTACAAATTCATGAAACCTTAAATCAATTTCATGTTTGACTCCTTCAATGTTGGATATTATCACCTCGTTTTCACAATTCGAGCAAATAGCATGCATGAAAGATTCATCAAGATAATCTATTATTTTTCCAGTATTCGGATTTACTATGGCTTCACAGACAACATTTGTTCCACCACATCTTGTACATATATATCCCATAATTATCTTCTTTTAAAATGTTCAACAATTTCATCTACTGTAGCCTTACGCCACGCAAGACAGGTCCCATCTCCCCTGAACCGGAGCTCTTTGCACTTTACCCACCTGTCTCCTGTGGCATCCGTCACTATCAGCCATTATAACCTATTCTTCTAAGCCATTCTCTATCATGACTTCCTTTATCAATTCATCTGTCTCCTCGTAACATCCCCAGCAAGAATCAACCTCTTCCCATTCTTCGCAATCTTCATCCTCTCTTGATTCGTCTTTGTATTTCTTGGTAAATGCTACCTTCTTTTCAAGAACGTACCCTTTTACATCTCCCCACATCCACATACCTATGGACTTTACTTCATTATCTATAATTTTGGCACAATCTTCTTTCCAATCTCCTTCTTTGTTGCAGACTTCATTATCATATTTTTCTTTTGTAACGTATGCTATCCCTTTTATATAATCACCTTGACTATAACCCCTTGTTGACCACTCTATAGCTACCACATCTTTTCCATATTTGGATATGATATCTAACAGGTCTTCATCATCCAGATCCTCTATTAATTCTCCTCTGTAATCAAAGTCCTTCAAATCACCTGGTAAAAACTCTTGACCTATATATGGACTTGTCTTATGCTTCAACTCCCATACATTGCTACCTCTGTTGTATGTGAATGAGATCCCATTCGCTTCCCCTTTCTTTAAATATTTTACAATATCTTTCTGTTCTATATGCTTCATTACAATAGCATCAATAACATCTCTAAGATCATGCTTGTTATCGTAGAAGAAAGTTTTCCAATTGCATTCATCATGCAATCGATGCATATCAGAGTATTCAAAAAAGAATGACCCAAACAAACCCCAATTAGTTATAGGGCATTCTGAATCATGGCAATAATACACTTTAATGCGATAATCGCCTACTTCTTTTGTTGTAATAAGATCGTCTTCCATGTCTTTATATTTTAAATAGTTCTTAAT